AATGTGATGCTGCCGAGGGGTTTGACATGTGTTCGATATATGAAAAGCAATCTAACGATTGCCCATTGTATGCTAATTGGGAGAAAACAAAAAAAAGAGCCCACGATACAAAACTTCCAGTGTCTCTTGAGAATCATAAACAAGAAGTATTCCAAATGTCTATAGAGACTATGAATTTCGATGCCAAGTCAGAACAATTACATAACAAAATGAAACAAGTCCTTAAGCCTATCGAGTGGAAACTTTACGATCTTTTGTATATACAATTCAAATCAGATGACGAAGCGTCAAAATTAATGGGGTATAAGAGCGCAGAAAAAAACAGGGCTCCGGGCTATAAGCAGTTAAAGAATATTAAAAAAACTATATTAGAAAAAGTAAAAAAAATCTTACGTAGTGGAGAGGTAGATTTATAATGAGTACAAAACCTTTAGAGCTAACCGAAGAGCAGCAAACCAAGGTAATTGAGCTTTGGAATAGCCGCGAGGAAGACCCTCCTTCGCTCCTAGAGCTTGTTAGAGAGGCTTTTCCTAACCTTGAGAGTGCAGACGGCAGAAGCAAGGAAGGGAAGGCTGTAAAGGCATTTTTAGCCTCCAGATCGCTTAAAGCTCGTGGGGCTCACGAGTACAAAGCCAAGGGCACAAAAACGTTAACTGACCAACAAAAAGAATTCATACAAAATAATGTTCTTACTATGAAGCCGTTAGAGATAACGAGGGCTTTATACAACAACGATAGATTAACAGCCCTGAGCCAAGAGGCTAGAACAGTTCTGGAGCAAATAAAAACCTTAGATCCTCAATTAGTATACGCTCAACCAGAACATGAGGGTGTTGCTACTGGCGTATATAAACCCCCAAAGACTATCTTATCTACGATATCTAAAATTAATAGATATGTAGCTACTCAAATAAACAAAGATAAAATTACTCCGACTCAAAAAAAGGAAATATCTTCCTTAATCGGGTACATGAATACTTATAGGTTTAACCATCAAATTAATACCTATCAGGCAGAAACAGATAGGGAGTTATTCGAGTCTAGCTTCGTTCGTTATACCAACGACAAATCTGACTTAACCCAAGAAGAAGTAGATCAATATATCGTTTTATGTACCGAAATAATTATTTCCTCGAGTATCCAAGAAACGATTCAAATGATTCAGATGCAAATCGATCAAGAAGTCGAACAAGGCAATAGAATTCCCATGACTCTAATCGAGGCTAATAATACGGCCAGAACAGAATATAATCAGTGCGTTACCAGACAGCAAAAACTCTTAAATGATCTAAAAGTAAAAAGAAGTGATCGATTGAGTAAGCAAATCAAAGAAAACGCTAGTATTCTTAATTTGGTTCAAATGTGGAAAGAAGAAGAGAATAGAGAAAAGATGATAAAGCTGGCCGACTTAAGGAAGCAGTCATTATTAGAAGAGACGGAAAACCTCGCTTCTATGGACGAGATAAAAGCCAGAATAATGGGATTAACAGAGGATGAGATATTAAATGGCTAGTACTTGTAAAGTATGTGGTGTTTCGTTTGATTCTGAAAGGCAGCTTCATGGTCATCTGAAAGCTCATAAGTTGAGGGTAGTTGAATATTATCAATCATATTACCCACGACATGATTTACATGACGGAAAAATTATAAAGTTCAAAAATAAAGCTCAATACTTTTCCTCTAGGTTTAACTCCAAGACTAACCTAAGAATGTGGTTGAAGGAGCAGAATTTAGAAGATGCTCGCGAATTTGGCGAAGAAATCCTTCAAGAAAGGATGGTGGAGAAAGATCTTCAGTATGCGCCTAGCCAAGTAGAGTTGAGATCTTTAATGTTTCCCCCAGTTCAATACTATAACGAGATATTTGAAAGCTACCAGAGCCTATGCTCAAAGCTTGGATTAAAGAATAAACATTTTAATCAGGGGGAACTAATCTCAGGGGAAGAATGGGGAGATCCCAAATATAAGATATACATAGACACAAGAGAGCAGAAATCTTTAAGGTTTAATCGACCCATAGAAGTCAAAAAGCTAAACTTCGGAGACTATTCTTTTAGCGACAGAGGGGCTTCAGGCAATTGCTACGTAGAAAGGAAATCTTTAACAGATTTCATAGGCACTATGAGCGGTGGGTTAGAAAGGTTTAAAAAAGAAGTCGAAAGAGCGAAGGAGGCTGAAGCATACCTAGTGATTCTAGTAGAGTCTAAATTTAATGATGCTCTGCACTTTAATGAGATAAGGCGTAAAGGAACGAACCATAAACTCTACAGTAAAATAAGAATTAATCCCGAGTTTGTGTTTCACAACGTAAGATCTTTAATACAGGCAAACGACCATATACAGTTTTTGTTTGTGGAGGGAAGAAAGGAAGCATCTAGGATAGTCGAGAAAATTTTGACTTCGGGAGGAGGAGCTAAGACTATAGATCTCCAACTATATTACGATTTAGGATCTTTATAATGTGGTACGCCCCAGAAAAATATCAACAAAATTTACCCGATTTAAATAAGGAGCTTTTAAATCTTAAAGGTGAACTAACCGACAAGCAAGCTAAGATTAGCTTGGCTAAATTCCTAAGAGGCAACATAGGGATTACCACCGAGCTTATATCAGGGATAAAACTAGCCCCATTCCAAGAAATCACATTGAAAGGAATGATGAATAGGAATTTCTCTATGTGCGTTTGGGGTCGTGGTTGCGGTAAAACGTTCATTGCTTCAGTGTTTTGTTTCCTTCAGTGCATATTTAATCCGGGAACTAAAATATTGATAGCTGGCCCTACGTTTCGTACTGCTCGTTTTATTTTTAATAACTTAGAGAAACTCGTGGAAAGTAAAGGCGCTGAATTATTGGCTCAAGCTTTTGGGGCCAAATCGAAACGTAACGATCAATTCGAATGGCAGATAAACGAAGGCTCTATAACAGCCATTCCGCTCAATGGTGAAAAGATCCGTGGTTTTCGTGCTAATATATTAGTGCTAGATGAGTACCTTTTGATCCCTGAAGATATAATCAACAATGTGCTAATGCCCTTTTTGGTTGCTCCTCAAAACATGAAAGAGAGGCTAGAGGTAAAGGAAATCGAGGAGAAGCTTATTGAAGAGGGAAAGATGAAAGAAGAGGATAGGATGGTGTTTGAGAATACATCCAAGATGGTAGCTCTATCGTCTGCTAGTTATACTTTCGAGAATCTATATAAGACCTATCAAGAATGGACAGATAAAATCGTATCTAAAGACAAAACAGACGCTCGATATTTTATATCTCAATTAGGTTACGAGGCACTTCCGAAAGAGATGATAGATCATACCATCATTGAAGAAGCTCAAAATGGAGGGGCTTCCCACTCTTCGTTCTTAAGGGAGTATTGCGCTCAGTTTACTGATGGTTCCGACTCTTACTTCAGCGCAAAGAAAATGCACTCGTGTACCATACCCGATGGCGAAAGCCCGACTACGAAAATAGTAGGAGACGAAGACAAGAAATACGTTTTGGGGATTGACCCTTCATTTTCCAATAGTCCTAGCTCTGATTATTTTGCAATGTCTATGCTAGAACTAGATGACGAAGCCAAGTCTGGAACTTTGGTGCATAGTTATGCTGTTGCTGGCGGCGACTTAAAAGACCATATAAGATACCTATATTACATAATGAAGAATTTTAATATAGAAGTAATATGCATTGATAACGCTGGGTATCAATTTATAGATGGGGCGAACGAATCAGAGCATTTTAAGAGAGACAATGTAAAAATCAACTTCATTGATTTCGATAGTAATAAAGATGGCGGCGACTATCAAAAAGAAATCAAAAAGCTCAAAAGAGCCCACAATAAGGATGCTGGCTATATTTGCTTCAAACAAATATTCACAAGTGAATGGCTTAGAAAAGCTAATGAGTTCCTGCAAAGCAGCATAGACCATAAAAGGATATGGTTCGGGTCTAAGACCGTAGCTAATGTGAGCTCTTTTAATCGGTATTCTGGTTCCAAAATAGATTTAAAGTTTGTTAATGAGGATAATATGTTAGATTTCATAGAGACCCAAGACTCTCTTATACATCAAACCAAAAAGCAATGCGCTCTAGTTGAAGTAAAATCTACAGCAAAAGGGACTCAAACTTTTGACTTGCCTCAACACTTGAAAAGAAGTACATCTTCTCTTCGAGCGAGGAAAGATAATTACACGACTCTAATGCTGGCAAATTGGGCTACAAAATGTTATTATGACTCGCAAAACTTAAAAGAGGAAGTGATTCCAACAACTTTTACCCCGATTGTTATAAAATAAGGTGTAATTCTAATAGAAATCATGGCAAGTCCACGCAAAAAACCTGAAAATTCCCCAACGGAACCGTTAATGGCGGGAATGGAGGAATCCCTCGCTTATTCTAGAGCAGAGAAAACCACTAGAACTCGCAGAAATGCCGCCTCCTACATAGAAAGAACCGATAGGTTTAGAAACATTAAAGAAGGGCTCACCCCCTTTAAGTACAGCCAAAGTGGAGATTATGGAGGCACTAGGAATATAAATGTTAGGGACGTAGTTATCCTTTGTCAAAAGGCTTATTACAATTTTGCGGTATTTAGGAACGTAATTGATCTCATGACCGAATTCTCCATCTCTGATATTTACTTATCTGGAGGTACAAAAAAGTCTAGAGACTTCTTTTCTGCTCTTTTTGAAAAATTTGATATTTGGGATCTACAGGAAAAATTTTTCCGCGAATACTTCAGATCGGGGAACGTGTTCATTCATAGGTTTGATAATAGAATTAGAAAAGCAGACGTAATTAAAATTGCCAGATCCTTCGGTCTTAACAAGGGGTTCTCAAGCTCTTTGGCGGAAGACGGGAGTATAGTTTTGCCTTCTAGATACATAATCCTAAATCCAGCTGATATACAAGCAGGAGGAAATATATCCTTTGCTAAAACTAAATTCTACAAAAATCTTTCTGATTACGAATTGGAAAGATTGAGGAACCCTAAAACAGCAGAAGACGAAGAAGTGTTAAACGCTTTGCCTTCGGAGAAGCGGAAAGAAGTAAAAGATAAAAAAAATAACAACGTCCAAATAGAACTCAATCCAGAAAAAACATCTGCCGTTTTCTACAAGAAGCAAGATTACGAGCCCTTGGCGGTCCCTATGGGTTTCCCCGTCTTAGAATCCATAAACGCCAAAGCAGAAATGAGAAAAATGGATCTTGCCATTACAAGGACTACTCATCAGGCAATTCTATTGGTTACTATGGGCGCTGAGCCAGAGAAGGGCGGAGTAAACCAAAAGAACTTAGAGGCGATGCAGAAACTTTTCGCAAATGAGTCCGTAGGTAGAGTATTAATTTCAGACTACACCACTGACGCTAAATTTATTATCCCTGACATTGCAGACCTTCTTCACCCTAGAAAGTACGAAGTAATTGATAGGGATATCAACGAAGGGCTAAATAATGTATTAGTGGGCGGCGAAAAATTCGCTAACCA